TGGTAATTTTAAGGTATGGTGTTTAAATGTACCTTTAAGTAATTTCTTAATATCAAGAAACGGAAAAAGTTGTTTTACAGGTAATTGTTGGACATATGAATGGTTGAAAGATAATTTAGCACCAATTAATTGGACCTCACAAGGTGGTCAAGCAACTATTGATGCTTATGAAAAACAACCACATTTAAAAGAAAAACATTTACATGAATTTTTTTCTAAACAATTACCATATTATATTGATGAATCTAATAGAGCATTTGTTCATGCTGGTTATACAAGTTTAGATGGTTTAGGTAATGAAACAATTGAAGATGAATACTGGTGGGATAGAAAACTTTGGGTAATAGCATTAGGTGCCAAAAACCCATTTATTAGAGGTGATTCTGAATTACCAAAAATCCTAAGACCACATACCGAAATATTCATAGGACATACAACCACAACAAGATGGGGTATTTCTACACCAATTAATGCATGTAATGTATGGAATATCGATACTGGTGGTGGTTGGGATGGAAAAATTACCATAATGGATATAGATTCTAAAGAATTTTTCCAATCTAATACGTGTTCAGAATTATATCCAGATGAAAAGGGACGATAAAGGACCCATTTTTATTTCTTCTGTAATGACTGGTGTAGCTAAGTTACTGAAGAAATAAACACACTCTTTCGGGAGAATAGAGTAAGCTACACTAATAAAAAAAAATAACCCCTCATAAATCAATATGAGGGGTTATTAATTCGTACCTTTTTGTACCGCAATCATAAATTCTATACATTTTTCGCTCCAACATAATATCTCGTTCTGATTTATTAGGGTCGAAACCATTTTTAACTAAAACATCTTTTCTATATTTAAATCTGTATTCCCTAACAGAACCATTAATGTAGAAATAATTTGGAACTGAATCGTGTATAAATTTAAATCCTAAATTATTATATAAATCACCTTGGGACCAACGTTTATCGGCATAACTTATTATTTTATCTGGATTATATTTTAAATTAAAGTGTTTTAATAATTTTGAAGCTCCACCTATAACACCAGTACCTAACTTATTACAGAATCTTGTTAATTCCCATTCATCATCCTTACCACCCATAATAACCCTACCCTTCCCAAAAGTCATTAATGAAACCAATTCTCCATTATAATATAATCCAAGGTTAAACAATGATTTAACCTTGCCCTGTATGTGATTATTATCTAAAAATAATCCCTTATCCTTTGTAGAAACTTCTCTTACATCACATTTTCTGGCATAAATACGTGTATCAGTCAAACCTAAGATATTCTTTAACCTGGATTTAACTATATCTTGTTTATAAACCCATTCATCTTCAAATATATGAATTAATTTAATTCCCTTAGATTCACACATTATAGTTTTATCTAAATGATAATTATTACTCTTAAACAACTCCGAATGCCAATATAAACCATTATACTCTATAGCTATATTTTTAGACGGTATATAAATATCCAATTCCTTACCCTCTAAAATACTAGTATCATTCTCAATAGTATCGTTAGTTATTGTTTTAATAAATTCAAATAATTCTTTTTCACCCTTACTTATAGAATTAATACCGATAGGATTACAATTAGTACACAAACCATAACCCTCGTTATTTCGTTCATTTAATAAAACTCGATTTATAAAGAAATTTGTCTCACAAGTATTACAATAACAAGTTAAATCATAACCATCTATTGATATGATAAAAGGGTACTTAATTTTTAATTTATCTAAAGCCCGCTCCTTTAATTTTAACTTTACAACATTAGATTGTGTAGGGTAATCAACCCCTAAATTTTTATTATTAGTTTTTTTAATCTTATCTTTAATTAAATCAGACTCAAAAACATTATTAACACCATATAATTCAATTATAGTGTCTCTATGTTTATTTTTAACATAATCAATTTTCATAGGATTATCAACACCATAAGTCTCAATACTAACCTCTTTAATTTTATTCTTGACTTCCTCTGACTTCATAGGATTATCAACCCCATACCTTTTAAGATAACTTTCTTTTTTCTTCTCTTTAACAGACTCTAAATTATTAGTACTTATCACACCATACTTATCCATAATTGACTCCTTCTGACGCTTACTTAAATCCCCGTTAATGTTTGCACATGATAACGAACAAAAATCACTATACCCCTTATTTAAATTACCTTTAAACACAACCTCACCATTACACCCACAACACCTCTTCTCCTCAGTGACCCCATTAATAAAATACCACACTTTCTCCTTAAAACTTAAATTACTTAAATTATTGGATTCTATAAAATCAATTATCTGTTTATGGATAGATGGATAATTCTTAAATAAATAAGACTCCTTAGTTTTAACTCCAGATTTATTATCACTATTAAAAAATTGTTTATAATCCATATACAAATATAAGTATATTTTTTAACGTAGACAAGGTTATGTTAAATAAAAAATCCCTTGGCAAAACCAAAGGATTTTTTATAATTCTATTTAAAATAGAATAAAATCGTAACTAATTGATTATCAATATACTAAAATACTAATATTGCTCGGTCAAACCTAAGTGTACTTGTAATCTCAGCAATTCCGTCATCATCCATAGATAAATCACCAAAAGACACATTCGTCAACATAGTACCTTGTAGAATCCATTTTTCAATTACAACACCAGTTGGGTCAAGCATCTCAACTTCGACATCTTTTTTATAACCAGCAGCGTACCCTTGTCTACCAGTGATTGATTCTGAATGTAACCTTACCCATTCCATAATTGCTTGTGCAGCTGATGGACCAATAGGGTCTCTCATAACCACATCAATACTTTCCCAGGTAAATCTACCAATAACCCATGTTGATGTGTTTAAAAATTGCATTTCAACCTCGTTTTGAGTGATAGATGGTCTTGCTGCGCTTGATAACCACCATTCTTGAATCCCTAAAGAAGCTGGGAATCTAATTAACCATCTATTTTTCCTTTTAGGCTCGTATGGCACGGGCATTTTCATTAATAAATCTGGCATATTCTTGTTTTTTTAAAATTTTATTATTATGTTTGTAATAAATACACTACATTCATAATAATAAATATCATATAGGTTAAAAAAAATGAGTAAAAAGATAAAATTTATAAAAAAAGCTTTTGAAAAATATAATGACCAATATGATTATTCATTAGTTGATTATATTGATTCGGAAATTAAAATAAAAATAATTTGTAAAAAACATAATTTAATTTTTGAACAATCACCAGCATCTCACTTAAGAGGTCGTAATGGTTGTGAATTATGTGTTAATAGAATTAATAATATCGATTCATTTATTTCCCAATCAAATAAAACCCATTTTAATAAATACGATTATTCCAATTCAATTTATAAAGACTCAAAAACAAAAATAATTATTATTTGTCCAGAACATGGCGAATTTAAACAATTACCAAATAATCATTTTAGTGGCCAAGGTTGTCCAAAATGTAAAGGACTAAGTATAACCAATAAAAAAACATTAACTAATGAAGAATTTATTAATAAGGCAATAAAAAAACATGGTGATAAATACGATTATTCATTAGTCAAATATATTAACTCTAAAGAAAAAATAAAAATAATATGTAAAACGCATGGGGAATTTAATCAACAAGCAGTTAGTCATTTAAGAGGTAAAGGGTGTCCAGAATGTGCTATTGAGAATACTAAAAAGGTTTTAACCAAAACCCTTGAAGAATTTATTATTGACGCTAAAAAAACACATGGTGAAAAATATGATTACTCGTTGGTCAATTATGTTAATTCAATAACTAAAGTAAAAATAATATGTCCAGAACACGGGGAGTTTGAACAAGTACCGTATGACCACATTAGTAATCATGGGTGTGTTAATTGTACTACTTCAGTATCTAGCCAGGAAAACGAAATAAATAAATTCTTATTGAGTATTGGATTAACTACCATACAATCATCAACCAGTATTATTAAACCACTACAATTAGATATATTTATTCCGTCACATAAGTTAGGTATTGAATATAATGGATTATATTGGCATAATGAAACTAAACTTGATTCTGATTATCATTTAAATAAAACTAGTGAATGTGAATCAAAAGGAATCCAACTAATACACATTTTTGAAGATGAATGGTTAAATAAACAAGATGTAGTTAAATCCAGATTAAAAAATATACTTGGTTTGACTGATAATCGTATTTTTGCTAGAAAATGTTTAATAAAAAACGTAACACCTGGTGATACTAAGATATTTTTAAACAATACTCATTTACAAGGTTATTCTAATTCAAGCATACGATTAGGTCTTTATTATAATGATGAATTAGTTAGTCTTATGATTTTTAATAAACCAAGGCTTGGTATTGGTATAAATCAGGATGGGTATGAATTAACTAGGTTTAGTAATAAATTAGATACCATTGTTATTGGTGGTGCTGATAAATTATTAAAGTATTTTATAAAAACATTCTCACCAAAAAAAATAATATCTTATGCTGATAGACGTTGGTCCCAGGGTGGATTATATGATAAATTGGGTTTTAAAGTCATTCGTATTAATAAACCAAATTATTGGTATGTGGTTGGTAAAAATAGAAGACACAGACTTAATTATAGAAAATCAGAACTTAAAAAGTTAGGTTTTGATACTAAAAATAATACTGAACATAAAATAATGTTCGATAGGGGTATTTACCGAATTTATGATTGCGGAACCATAACCTATGAAATGGTTATCTAAATAATTCTTTTTACTATCTCTTTAGGATTAGAAGTATCATATACCACAAATTTTAGATTTGGTAATATTTCTTTTAGATTATTTTCTATAAATGATTCGATAGCTCGAACGTTTCTTTTATCGTCATCACTAAACCCAACACTTATTTTTGCCGATATATCAAATTCTTTAGTAGAATTTATCTTTTCAACCAAATAATGCTCTAAAGCCATTGTTTTCTTTAACTCACTAGGGTAATCCTCGGTGGTCCCAAACTCATCATCAAATTCTTTAGATGAAACAGTATAAATTTTTTGTCTATTAAAATAAGCGGTTAATGATTTATATTTTAATAAAATATTACCCCTCATTAATACAAGCTCTTCTTTAGTAAAAACAGAATTAAATAATTCATAAATACCAGTAACGATTACACTTGGTGTATGACCTCTTGCTGTTATAATGGCAAAATCGTTAGCGTACATTAAACACTCTTTAAATTTAGTAAAAGATGGTCCAATATTTTTAGGGTCCTTCAAAGCTAATTTAACATCTTTTATAAATGGAATAGTTTCTCTAAAATTAGAAAGTCCGTCATAACCAATTCTATAATCTAAACTATCTCGATGTATGGCAAATTCTTCTGTAGACAACTCTAGAGGTTCCCAAATATCTGAATTAACTTTCTTTTCCATCTTTATTTTCGTGGGCATATGTAAAATATTATCGTCCCAATCAAATATGTATATTCTATTTTTCATGGCACTAAGTTAGTTAAAAAAAATAAAATCACCAAATTATTCTCTAATTCTAAATAATTATGTATCTTTGTTAAAGATTAAATTTATTTATGGAAATTTTATTTGTTATTTTATTTTTAAGTATTTTTTTTCTTATTATAAGAGATTTAAGTAATCAAGTTATATCTGCTGAATACAAGGATAATATTATGACTGTTAAATACAGTAAGGGTAATATTAATCAATATGAATTCAATAGTATTAATTGGGTTAGTTTACCATTTATGGAAAAATGTGATTCTGATACAGAGGAATGGTTAAATAGAATGGTGGAATATAATAAAAAATGGGATGGACCTTTTCCTGATTCACATAAAAAAGATTTGGTAGATTAAAATATTATTCTTATATTTGATTAACAATTAAAACAAATGTTATGAAAAACTTAATTTTAGTATTGTTAGTAAGTATCTCAATCTCAAGTATGGGTCAAGATACAACAAATTATACACAAGCAACAAATAATATTGCTACATGTGTGTGTCCATCAACCATTATTATGAATGGTTACTCGATTGAATCAGTTATCACGGTCACCTATTTAGGTACCACATATGATTATGTTATAAAATCAATCGATAAAACGGATAAGAGGGTTATTTATAAAGTTGAATCTAATAGTGAAAATGTTTACACAATTACTATGACTTCAGATAAAACAATTATTGATTATGAAACAAAGGTTGGTGTAACTAGAAGTTCATTAGTATTACATGGTAAAATAACTAAAAGTAATGACCCAACATTTAAAGTGATTATTCCAGGAACAAAAATGTTTATAGGTGATTAATTATCTAAATGTTGGACATCCAGATGGTGAGCACTTCTTTTTAGATGTTTTACCATTTTTAACACCAGTTGGTAATTTAAGTGTAATATCAAATTCTTTTGTTCTAACCTTAGCTAGTTCAAAATTATAAACCAATACATCTTCCTCGGTTTGTATTTTAACATCTTCTGGAGCCTCATCAGTTATTTTTATTACATCAATAATAATCCTAACATATCTAGCACTAGAATCCTGAGGTATAGATGCACCAACCTGACCTTTACCTTCATCCCATTTAATATCTTGTTTAATTATCGAATCTGGAATTCCAATATTAATCATTTCTTTTCTCAATTGGTCATTTCTTATTTTAGATAACCCTTCATTTTGTTCAGCATAACCCAACGATACTAATTTCTTACTTAATTCACTAGAAATTCTTTGTTTATCAGTGGATGATTCTATCCTAACTCCCAATACAACACCAGACTGGTCATCTATTTGTTTAAAAATATCCCTAATAACAGCTCTACCAGAATCACTTAAAATATAATCACCAATTCCCAATAATTCACCAGCTGGAATCACAATACTTAAACTATCAACAATTGGTGCACCAGGAACAGTATTCTCAATCATTTTTTTTAATGTATCTTGAGAAATGTTAGTTATAACATAACCCTGTTTTAATTTAGTAGCTAACGCCTTATATGTATTAACTGTATCCTTAATAACATCTTTACCAGTATAAACTCTTATTCCACCTTTAACACCAGTAACTCTTAATGATGCCTCATCAAAATTTTTCTCGATTCTATCAGCGTTTTTATTTATTTTATCCTTAGCGTTCTCCATACCAGCATTCTCAAGACTATCAATAACTTTCTCTAGTCTACTATCCTGTAACACACTACTAACTTGATTTAGTATTTGTTCATTTTCTAAAGCCGATTGAGCAATAGCTTTATTTTGACCAGTTAACGTAATTCCAGCTAACATAGCAATACCTAAAACAACCTCTTTAAAGCCCTCTTCTATAATTTCTGGTATATGATTAACCTCACTAATAGTTTCTCTCTTACGGTTAAGTAAAATAGTTTTTAATTGAGTTTCGGTTATTATTAGTTTCTTCATTAATACCCTTTTATTCTAAAATATTTAGTAGTTTCTTTATATTTTGTTTCTGGATTAACGTGTTGTGCGATTCTAGATAAAATAACAGCATCCTTTCTTTCAATAGGTGCATCTGGCATTTCAAAATTATCTTTATCAATACTATAATCAATATAATAAGATTTAACTTCAGGGCTAATACCCTTTTTAATATGTATATTTACATCAGTAGAATTACCCTGGTTTGGACTAAATACGGCAATATTTTCTATCACACCACCTAATAATGGTTTCCCCTTAAATTTATTAAAATATAAAGCACCTAAATTAGCTGTCCTATTATCAGTACCTCTCTCTTTTGATACATTAATAGCACTCTTAAATGTTTCTGGTGATATTTCATTAACAGCTTGCTCCTTAATAAGTCCTTTAGATTCAAGATATCTTTGTTCAGCTAATAAATTTACTTTTTTAATATTCTTTTCTTTATCAAATTTTCTCATATGATTTGTTTAATTATAAATATCACATAACATACAAAAAAAGCCCAGAATAATCTGAGCTTTTTTATTTATTATTTGTTATTATTTAGATATTATCAAATGAAGCACCAGTTGGTGTTAAAACGAATTCAATGTTGATAAACTCAAGACTTTTTGTTGGTTTTAAGAATATTCTACCATTCAATTCATTTCTATCGTATTGTTCTGGATTATCATCAAGCACCACTCTAAAGTCAGTTAAACCTCTCTCACTTCTAATGTTATCCAAAATAGGGTTAACTTGAGCTAAGAATTGTTGTCTAACTATATCATCGTTTTGTTCGAATAACAATCTAATAGAAACCGCAGAAATAAGTTTTCTAGCTTGTAATAACAACCTTCTAACGTTAAGTCTGTTAAGTGCAGTATCAGCTTCTTGCATTGTTTTATTACCCCAAATCTTAATACCTTCAGAAGCAAATGTTGCAATTGGGTTAACTCTATTAGCGTACAACTCATCTTTTTCATCTAAAGTAAGATTTTTTCTAGCTTTAATAGCATCAACATCACCTCTTTGAACACCAGCAACTGCGAACCATGGGAAAGCAATATTATCTGTTAAAGCAATATTTCTAACAACATCTCTTGTTGGTGGAATCCAAACTAATTGATTATTTTCGGAATCATTAATTTGAATCCATGGCCAGTAAGTTGCCGTGTAATTACTATCAAACTGTCCATCAAGTTGACCTGTAACATCTTCAACATCTAATACAGCTCCAGCGGAATCAGTATCGGGTGTTGTTACAATATAAATAGAATCACTTCTATCTTGTTCAACCATTTCAATTGTTTCTTCAACTAAATTAGTATTATTAAATGTATCAATACCTGGTGTCGAGAAAACGTTAATATTAATAGATTCTGGATTAGCGAAAGTTCTCATAGCCTCAAAATACGCGTAGTAATCTGAAGTGATACCATTCTCACCAGTAGTTAATGCTTTATTACTAAACACACCACTAGTTAAACCTAAACCACCTTTTGTTCCATTGATAGCATAAGTATCTTGATTAGTTCTATTAGTTCTAAAGATATCCCATCCATCGAAACCACCGTATGGTGCAAATGTAAATTTACGTGCATTAATAGATTCATAGTCAGTTCCAGAAATACCAGCATCCGTTCTGAATTCAGCATTACCAACTTCAAATGTGTAACTAGGTATACCTATACCATCAATAGTTGTTTGTGTAGCTCCTGAATCCATGTGGAAACCTTTAGTAGTCGCTGTCCAAATCGAAGTAGACGTACTATCTGGTTTACCTTTGTAATCAAAGAAATCTTGGTCAATACCAACTGTATCAGAAAGACCTAAATAGAATTTACGTTTTTTCTCGAATACTGAGTAAGTATTTTTGTATAAAATTGATGGGTCTTGAACACCAGTGTTACCGTTACTATCAGAATCTCTAACAGGGAATCCAACGAAACCAGCTGGGAACGCATCACTATAATCATTTTCTTCGTCAAATTCAACTAAAACATAGTTTGAGTTAGCAGTAAATTCACCATCTAATGTACCTATTCTTCTACCAATATAATTGTTAGAACTTTTATCCATTGTACATCTAGAGTATTTCTCTAAAAATTGTGGATTAGCATCTGTATCATTAAAGCTTCTAATTACTAAATCAAATTCTTTAGCGTCTGGTTTAATATTTTGAATAGAAATTTTAAATTCTTCATTAGCTGAATTACCATCAGAAATAGTCCATAATCTAAATAATCTAATTAAATTAGAACCTCTAACCTCAGAAACAACGTATGGAGTTACCGCTGGTTGGTATTCTTCAATATAATCATCGAATGAATTAGAATAATTTACTAGTGTTAAATTTATACCTCTTACTTTATCATCAGTAATATAAGACTCAAGCATATTTGTGTAAATTTCCTCTACATAAACAGCTGTTGTTGAATCTTGTGCTCCTCTACCCAATACTCTAGTGATGAAGTTTTTCTTAGTCTTATCAAATGATAAAGAATAATCAAAAGCACCAGTAGACGTTGAAGTCCCACTTAATTTAAATTCACCCAATGGGTTAACTTGTGCAGTTGTTGCGGTTGTACTAAAACCAATATTGGTAGCACCACTAACTTGGAAGGTTAAAGTCTCGTTACCATCATAAGAAGCTCTACTTCTTAATACTGCAACCATTTTATCTTCAACTTCACTATATGACGTACCAGTGTAATGCACAGTTGTACCAGTTGTAGTACCAGTTGTAGTACCACTTAAACCAGAACCAGTAGCATTAACATATAAATTAAATGAAACACCACTAAAAGCCGTACCAGTTTCAGAAGTTTTAATATATTTTACAGAAACAGTAGCTGTAGTACCTGTAGAAGCAGTCGCTAAGAAAGCTAATTCTGAACTTAATTGTCCATCATTATAAACAGCTTGAACCAATGGGTCAGCACTAACGATTGATGTGATAGTACCAGCACTTGAAGCCACAAACGTAATTAAAGGAGAATAAGAAGCACCACCACTAGTTACACCAGTAGTTGATGTATCCATTGCAGCATCTAAAGTAATACCCCAAGCTAAACCAGCATCATAACCAGAAAATCCAAGTACTCTAGTTACGAATAATTGATTTGTTTGACTAAGAAATGATTTAGCAATATATGGTAATTCATATTTTAATGCTCCTGTGTCTTTAATTTTGGTTGCGTTTAGTCCACCGAAGAATGCTTTAAATTCATCATAATTACTTACGAAAATCGGTTGAAAAGCAGGCCCCTTGGTTGTCTCACCAGCTAAACCTAATGTTGTAACACCCACTTGTCTTGTTACAAATGTTAAATCTCTTTCTGATGTGTATACACCTGGACTAACGAATACTCTGTTTGTTGTTGCCATCTATTTACTTATTTTTAGTTTATTATATTCTTACTTATTTTAATAATAAATATGTTTCAGTTTTCAAAAAAACCTTTAGAAACTATTAATTGGGTGATAAAATTGAAATTAAATTAGAACAGGTAATTATTAATTTATTCATTTATTAATATTGGGCTTAATTTCTGGTAATTTATTAACTACCTCATTCATACTAAAAATTCTATTAACCGTAGGAATTACTTCAAATTCTTCTTCGTCTAAAATATAACCCAATAATTTCATCTCAAATACCTGAACATAAAATCTTCTAGATTCTAAATCATCAATTTGACTCTCATCACTAACATTCTCTAAATGAATAGGCATCGGATGTCCATTAACCTTAATATAATGTTGTCTAGCTCTAAAAAGTTGTTGAACACTTTTATGTAATTTATTTAAATCTCTCATTTTATTACAAAAGAACCTAACATCATAAGTAACATCAATCGATGTTGGTTGTGGGATTTTATACACATCAACACCCTCTCTAACACCATCAAATGTAGGTACCTTCATATATGTATACATTGGTCTACCTGGAATATTCCAACTGCCACTCTGATTAGTACCTTGTTGAATATCTGGGTTTCTTACTACAGTTATAAATGGTATCTTAATATTTTCATTACCATCAGCATGACTCCATGTTTTAGAGAATTCGGCCCATCTTTGTATACTTAAAAAAATAACTGGTACTTTTTCACCATCAACAGTAATAGTTAAATCACCATCGATAAAATCAATAAATGTTTTATCTATATCCTCAATATCAACACCCCTAGGTAAAAAAGTACCTTGGTTGTTAACATCTTCCAATAGTTGTTCTCTTTGCTCAACACCTATTTTCTGTTTAACAGTTTTTACATTCTTTCTAAATCCTTTTGGAAAACTCATAAGCTTTATATACCTCTAAAATCGGACTCATCCGCAATCGTACACTTTATTGTTCTAAATGCTCCTTTAAATCCTAAAATAGTATGAGCATTATCACTATTTTTTCTTCCGTCATCCTCAACGGTGTAATAATTCATTTTACTTTCTGTTATAGCATAACCAATATAATCACCAATCCTTATATCCACTTCTAATTCTTCTAAACTACTTGAATATACACCAAATACTAAACTACCATCTTCACGATAACTTAAACTACCATTAGCATTATATGACTTAAGGGTTGGCTCGTTTAACGTTGGTAATACATGTATTTCTACTGGTTGATGATACCTAACACCATCTTTAATAGTTTCACCATATACTGAATCGGTAATAGTTTCTTCTCTATTAACTCTATACAAAATAACTGTCATGTTTATGTCACCCTCCAGCCATTCTTTACCAAAATCTATCTCTAAAAAAAAAATCTTCTTGTGAAAAGAATTTATTAACGCGATTTATTGGTACGATTTTATTTTTTTTCATAATTAATTAATTGTTTTTTTAAAAATTTATGTATACGTTTATTACTACAACCATATATTTTTCCTATCTCTACTAGATTTAAACCACTTTCTTTATAATTAATGATTTCATCAAAAATTAAGTTATATTTATTTGATAATGGTTTTTTTATTTTATAATCTCTAAGATTTTTATTAATGGTGTTAATACAACAACCATAAATTTCAGCTATTTCTTCTATAGTTTTATTATCGGTTATAAATAATCTATACAAATCATCATAATTAATATTATATTTAAAATTAGGGTTATTCTCACCCTTATAAGTACCATTTGTTATAACTTTATCACTCCTTAATAACATACATTCAAGTGAGTGTTTTTTACTATAAAATGGATTACCCTCACCAGAATTTCTTATTGACATAAGCTCTTTGGTTTCATCAGTGTGTTCATTCCCCAATGCATATTTATTCCCTAAATTTCTTATTGAGATAAGCTCTTTGGTTTCATCAGTGTGTTTATAACCTAATGCTATTTTATTACCAATCATATTTTTACTCATTTTATTTTTTATAGGTCTAGACCAAACTTCATCGCTCCATAATTTATCCATAACTACCTTACGATTAGCTAACTCATCTTCGGACACAATTCTACCCTTATTAGCTATTGATATTTTAAGTCTAGCTTCAGGAGTGTGAGTCCTACCTAACATATAATTAATATCACCACCATCAGCCATATTAAATAAATTTAAACCATTTTCTCTACCTATTTTTATCTCATTAATTTCACCAGATAAAAGTGATGAATAGGAATCAAATTCTTTAATTAATTTTATTATTGGTTTTAGTCCTTGTTTCATTAATTCCTTAAACCACATACCTATTTTATAATTAGTTGGTTTTCTTAAATGTCTATTAAGTCTATGATTTAATGACTTAGTAGTAATACCAATATATCTTAATTCATCATTTATTGGACAATATAACCCATATAAAGAAAAGAACTTATTTACTCTCGTAATCGGTACAACTTTATTTTTAGCCATCTCTTTATTTATAAATATTTAGCTGTAGACAAATAAACCAAAACTATTGATTTTTAAATAAAAAAAGTGTATACTTAAGGATGATAAAACTAGGGGATATAAAGGGTAGAACGGCATTAAGTCAACTTTCTGATTATAATGGAAAGAACCCTTACATTACTAAATTAAAACTAGATTCTAAAAACAAATCAGGATTTAAATTAACAGACACACAAAGTAAGTATGTGATTGATAATTTAAAAAAAGACCCAATACAAATCAATAAACTTTTAGGTATTACCGAGTATATTGGTATCGAGCTTAAAAAACAATATGAACTAGATTTTATTCCACAAAAAATAATGGTTAGTCATATATTAGCTGAAACTGATAAAACATTTCATGTATACGCTAAATTTACTACCAAAGGTACATCAAAAATGTTTTTTATACCAAAAACACAATTATTGGATGACCCTTATTTTGACACCATAGAAATTGATGTTGATTTTGAAAAATACACTAAAATAGATAAATTTAAATTATCTGATGGCACCATCGGCAGAATACCTTACGAACATCAAAAAAGAGGTGTTAAGTTTCTTTTATCTAGGGATTGTGGTATTTTAGCGGCTGAGCCTGGTTTAGGTAAGACTTGGATGAGTATTGTTGCGGCCTTAGAATCAAAGGCTAAAAAGATTTTAATTGTTTGTCCAGCATCACTTAAAATAAACTGGAAAAGAGAGATAGAGTGTTTTGGTGAAAAATGTAATATAGTTAATAGTAAGTACTGGGAAACAAGTAAATTTACCATAATTAATTATGATATTCTTAAAAATTTTCACGCTATTAAGAATGAAAAAAATAAAGAAAAGTTTGAATTTTACAGTAATATTGTTAACGCTAAATTTGATTTAGTAATAATTGATGAGGCCCACTTCTTATCGGACAGTAAAAGTATCCGAGGAGAAATAATGAGTGAGGTATGTGTTAAATATGGTGTGGATAAAGTATGGTTATTAACTGGAACCCCTATCACCAATAGACCAATAAATTATTATAATCTTTTAAAATTGGTTAAATCACCTATTGCTGATAATTGGGATTTCTATACTAAAAGATATTGTGATGCTAAAACTGTTTTTAGGACGCAAAAGGGTGGTGCTAAACGTAAAATAAGATTAACTACTGGTGCATCAAACATTGATGAGTTATCAATTAAAACTAGGAATATTTTATTACGTCAAAAGAAATCCGAGGCTGGTGATATGCCAGATAAAACAGTTAATCTTATTAATTATGATTTAAGTGAAAATCAACAACTTAATTATGATAAACTATGGGATGATTACTTAGTTCAAAGAAAAAAAGACGGTAAAAGAGGAAATATTGAACGAGAACTAGTTGAATTGATTTTATTGAGGAAATTTATTGCCATGGAGACGATACCAAATACTGTTGAATTAGCTAATAATATTATTGAACAAGACGAAAAGGTAGTTATATTCACAAACTTCACTGAAGAATTGGAGCAACTAAAAAGTATCTTTGGTAAAAAATGTGTTGTTCATAATGGACCAATGAGTGATGAGGCAAAACAAGAGTCGGTAGATAGATTTCAGAATGATGATGAAATAATGGTTTTCATTGGTAACATTAGGTCCGCTGGTGTTGGTATTACGTTGACAAAAGCTAGTAATGTTATTTTTAATTCGTTCTCTTGGGTACCAGGTGAAAATAATCAATCCGAAGATAGATGTCATAGATTAAATCAAAAATTTAATGTTAGTATCTATTATCAATTATTTAATAATTCAATATCAACAATGATGTGGGGTATATTAGAAAATAAAAAAGAAATAATAAATAAAATTATCGGTGAGATTGATAACAATGATAGTGAGAAATATATTTATGGTATATTGGATGATTTCATAATTAACACCCTCGAACATGATTAAAGTATATACAACAGAAAGCTGTGGGTTTTGCAAACAAATTAAAGAACTTTTAACTAAGGATGGGGTAGAATTTACCGAGGTTAATGTTAATTTAGATGAGAATGTTGCTGAATACACTAAAATTGTAGAAGCCACGGATTCAGACATGGTACCCATGATAAGAATAGGTAATGAAGTCCTAGTTCCCAATGTTTCATTCAAAAGTATTGAAGAAGCAGTTAAAATAACCAAGGAACTAATCACTAAGTAATTGTTTATCATTTTCTTGATATTTATTTATAAAAGAATATGGGTGTAAATAGTAAAGATACTGAAAGATTATACAGACAAGTTAGAGTTTCATTAGGAGCTCCAATTAGACAGGTAGAATTAACTGATGAAATGCTATGCACGTTATTGGAAATAGCTATAGAAGACTACACGCAGTATGTCCAAGAGTTTTTAGTAGAACATCAATGGACCTCATTACTTGGTAAAAGTGCATCAAATACAGATATAGCTTTTGCATTAACAACTAGGTCAATTGATTTTGAAACACAATACACATACGCTTACTCAAAACAAGTTGGATTACAAGCTAGAGGTCCATGGGAACTTAAGAAAGATTTTATAGATATTGTCGCTGGTCAACAAGTTTACCAAATCCCAGCTGGTAGAGAAATAAACGAAGTTTTATGGATTACTCCAAGTTCAACCGCACACGCTTTATACGCACACTATGGTGGTTTTGATATTGGGTTCGGTGGTGGATATGCACAAATAGGTGGTGGAACAGCTGCTGGTGGCGCTGGTGGTGCTGGCGGTAATGGTGGTTACTATATTGCACCAGCTTTTGATGTATTATTAACGGCTTCCGATATGAATCTTAAGAATAGATTATTGAGAAGTGAGTTGGTTTATAAAATAACTGCTGGACCAGAAGGAACCAGATTACTTCATTTATTAAGTACACCTGGTTCTAAACTGACATTTGGTCATGGTGGTGCTGGTGGAAATATTGGATTGGTTGGATGTCAAGTATGGTACCATTATTATGATACAACACCAGAGAATGTTGATGAGTGCAGAAACGCAAACAAAGATATTATTAAATTACCGAATGAAGTTCCATTAGACCAAATCAGTTTTGATTCATTAAACGAACCAACAAAGGTATTAATTAGAAAATTATTACTTGCTGAAGCTAAAATAACATTAGGTAGAGTTCGTGGTAAATATAGTGGCTCATTAAAGGTTCCAGAAGCTGAATTAGTAATGGATTATGAAAGCTTATTAAGTGAGGGTATTGAAGAACGTAAAGCTGTATTAGAAAGACTAGATGAACGCTTACTACGACTATCATCCGAAGCTCAATTAGAAAGAGCCGCAGACCAATCAGAGAACTTAAACAGGCACCTCCGCTATCGTCCCTTAGGATTTTATGTTTATTAAATTAAAAAGGGACGTAATTACGTCCCTTTTTTATTAAAATGCCCATTCATCTTCTTCATCTTCTGGCTCTAACTTTTCAGTAATTAATTCTTCAGTAGTTTCCACTTCATCAATTACTTCTTCCTCGACCTCTTCTGGTTCTGAAAAATCGATAGTCATTGTCTTACCACTAAA